CGGCCAGCTTCTTCGCCCTCTTTGATCATCTTGTTGAATTCGACGCCGGCGCCGGTTGACTTGCGGAACTCAGCGAAAATCTTATCTTGTTCCATGGCAAACTTAAAGCTTTCTTGAGCCAACATCAACAAGCCGGAGCCTAGGCGCTCCGTCAACTTCGAAGTGTCGAAGAAATCGCTGGCCATGGCTTTCATACCATCACTACCTCCTTGCAGGGAACCGACTAGCGTCTTGAGCGGGCCCTCGTCTAGGCCCACCAGTGAGTCCCAGAGGCCTTCCGACAACTCTGCGCCGGCGGCTGTGGCCTTATTGAATTTCTCCTGTGCCTGCGTCATCTTGGCCATGCGCTCGGCGGAGACCTCGACGCCGTTATTGAGGTCGTCGATGATGTCCGAGAACTTTGCGGCAACGTCTGAGTTGAGACTGAGTGTTTCGGCGAGCTTTACGTTCCCGCGGTTGAGCGCGTCGAGGGCTTGGGTCGATCGCTCTAGCTGGGCTTGGTATGCTGTCTCGGCAGCGGCCGCGTCCGCCGTTCCAACGGCCGCGTCCCGCAGGAGCTTCAGGCGTTCCTCTTCGGCCTTTGAATCTGACAGTTCTTCCTTGAGTCTACCTCGAGTGTCCAGCTGTTTCTCAAGGGCCTTAGTAACCTGATCGATTGCCGTGGCCATATTCTTGGACTCGGGTAAAGCCAGAGCGGCCCGCAAGCTCTCCCTCGTTTGTTCCGCTTGGCGCTCAAGCGCAGCGAGAGCTTTCTGTAATGCTTCTGTCTTTTCTGCTTCTGTTTGAGGCATCTATCCTGGTCCTCTAATTTTTAAAGGGCCACCGGAGCCCTGTTTCTTTTTCAAATTTGGCTACAGCGCCCATCAAACTCGTCCGGCTAGACAGAGTGCGCGAGTCATTGAGGCCATGCTTCATATAAGAATCCATGTATCCCTTTTCAGAGTTAAGAGTTTTCATAAAAGCATCAAGCTGTGCGGCATTCCCACTAAGACGCAAGGGGCTGGACAAAATTCCACTGTAATAGAGGTCCAGGAGGGCCATTCGGACCTGTCCCGCGAACTTACTGTACACCCTTTCAGACAGATGTCCGTCCAGGTTGTTCAAATAAACTATATCTTTTACAATTTCACTCATGGTGATTCCCTCATTATGTAATTAGTCCCAAAACAAAAAGCTGCAGCTATGAACTACGGCTTGCTTGTTTATATAGCTCATCTTCCTTCTTATATTCTTTAACAAGGCGCTCGACGAACCAACGGCGCAGGGGGATAGGAAGGTTATAGGCCTCGACAAATGACCATCCTCCATAATGCTTTAGAGCAAAAAATTCCTCATAAACGGATTCTTGATATTCAGGTGTTAGGCCAAAAAAACTGTGACGTCAAAGGCATCACCACCTTTCCAATGTGATCACAATGTTCGCAGGAGAACTCATATGATACATCGACATCAGGTTTAATTTTTTCATATACCTTGCGCAGATGGGATACATCCCGCAATGGCATCAGGCTTACAAACTTATCAATATCTCCACGATCTGTCTGATCGTTTAGGGAAATAATCACAGACTTGAGCAAGTCAGTGCTGCGTGAAGCTGGAAGATTCAACTTCTTTTTCTTCTCCGTTGCTTCGGACAGGGTGCGTTCATCAGCAGCTGTAAGCAGTTTGACTTCGGCCGTGATCTTGGTGGTGGGTAACTCAAAGACAAAGTTATTGGCATTATTAACCGTCACACCCTTGGGCATTTCGCCCGGAGTCACATGGGTTAGCTCATCGAGCAAAAACTCCTGGGTTACTTCTTCGCTGCAGCCCGGGCAGCTCACCCTTGTTTCATATACTGGGCCGAAGCCAGTAATACGAGTGGCCACCAAGAGAGCATTCTTATCGCCAATCAATAGTGATTCCACTTCAATGGCAGGATCCATAATAACCGCCTGTAGGAGACGATTGATCGCCAATCCCTTGCGAATAAGTGTTTCGGAAGTAAGAATGTCTTCTTCTTTGGCCGTCATGTGACGAATTTCAATTGTGTCGATCCCGTGGAGAGGATGATCTTCTGCATAATACTTTCCGCCTGATGGTATCTCCACAAATTCAGTGGGTGTAACAAACGAAAATAAACCATTATCGGTTTTGGTTGCAGATGGTGGGGGATTCGCGNCGCCCTTTGGAGAGCGTGTCCGCGATGAATTATTCCTACTTCCCATTTAGTACCTTCTTTCTAAAGCTTAGGGCTCCGTCGATGCAGCAATGGCTGGGCCAGCGGAGTACTCAGCCCAATCATACTGGATTGAGAGAGTAATGTTAAGGAGATTATCATTGTCATAGCTTAGGTCGCCGAATTTGGCGTCCGTAATGAACGAATTCTGCAAGGTCCACTCGCCAATGAGACCGCCCTGACCACTAAGCTCGTGGATCACCACGTTGCCAAGTGCATCAACGGCCATGGCCTTGTTGACAGTACCGGGTGCCTGTGCTGGGTTGTCAAATGCTTCCAGCTGTGTGGGAGGCAAGAGATAACCAGACTTGATTAGAGCATCATAGAGGATTTGATTGCCATCGGGATTAACCGCATTGATAATATTGGCTGTGACCGGGCCCCAAGTAACGGTACCGGGGTAGTGGTAAGTGTTACCCAGAAACTTGTGAGGAGTAGCAGTAACCGCGTATGCGGGCTTTGTCACATCTTTCGCAAGATACGGTTGATATGAAAATTCTCCGTCCTGACTAACTAGGTTAGGGAAGTAAAGCAAAAAGCGATGTGATCTCTTCGGCTCGGATAGTGCGCTGGTCCAAAATGGCATTCTTATAGTCTCCTCATAAGTTCTAAAGTTAAGTAGTGGGGGAGATTAAAACCTCCCACATTATTAGTCGTCAAACGATGCTCCGGTACGTGTGATGTTGAAATCAATCGCAATGAACTCGATTGCACGGGCCGGCTTCAGGAAGATTCGTGCATACATAATGTTGCGATCCACCAAATCCGGGGTTGTAGTTGTGTCATCAAGGACCACCTTGTAGTCAGTCAGGCCAAAGTTTGTCTTGACATTAGCCAAGAAAGGGTTGACCTGGGATGTGAAGCGGAGCCAAGTCTGAGTCACGTTCGGGTCAAACAAAAGGTTGGCAGCGATCTGCGAGATGCGCTTCTTGACGAAGATCATCATTCGACGCACATTGATGCGATCGAGTGCAGAGGGTGTTACCTGAAGTGTCTTCTGTCCGAAGACCACGATGCCTTCACTCGGGAACTTAGCAATCGGGTTGATGTTGGCACTGTACAAGTTATCCCGGTCAATACGTCGCAGCTGGTGCGAAACGTCGACGATGGGAATTCCTGCAGCGCCTTCGGTCAGTCCGCCCCGGTTGAAGCCGGCGGGTGCAAACCAAACCTGGGTTTTCTTCTGCGAGCTTGAGAATGTACCAAGGGCAGCAACTGAGGGGGGAACCCATAGTAGCGCGCCATTGATAGAATCTCGGGCACGGAGCCAGGGATAGAAAGTACAAGCATAAGAGCTGTTAATACCACGGGTTCTCAGATTAGTCATTAGCGTAGCAAGGGCANCTGCTGTGTTGTTACGAACAAGTGTACGTCCTTCTGCGCGCGGTGTAAATCCGCCGGCGATATCAATAACTGCCAAGGAGTCAGCTCGATCTTCACAAGTCTGAAGAAGGTGCGAAGTGAGACCGTCATCTGTGCAGCCCGGGATCGAAGCCAGGTTCATGCGGACCACTTCTGGATCGGCGATGGAGTCGATGGCGCGCTTGATAGTGGCGCGTGCATAGTTAAGATTCTCGTTAGTGCTGTCGTCAATAAAGCTATTACGGAAGGGATCCATCTCAGTAATGTCGAGGCCGTCGTAGCCGCCGTATACTGGGACCGTGAACCGATCGTAGCCTGCGTTGAGGACACCTACTGTGGAGCCGCTGCGTGCGGTCCATGACGATCCAGTCGCGCGGAGGCCTTGAGCCCATACAGTTGTGCTGAGTGTGCCGGATGGGTCTCCTGAACCGCTGATGGGGCCGATGTCGTCCAAAGAGAAGGTTACACTGCGTTCGGACGACGAGGCGGGGGGGGCGAACTCTCCTACGAGGCCGCCGCGGGGGCGCAAGAGGTCTGCGACCGAGGCAGCGAAACGACTGGAGCCGGGGGACTGGGTTGTTCTAAATCCAAAATATGCATCTGTCTCATTGGTTAGGCCGCCGTCGGACGCACTAAGGCGCATGGCAGGAGCCGGGTAGATGAGGTTGATACTAGCAGTGGCAGTTGTACGGTAATCCTGGAATTTCACGAGGCCATGATCGTGGGTATTCCCGACGCCGCTCTCCGGGCGGGACGCGCTATAGTGCGGTAAGGCGATCGACGATGTTACCCAGTTGCTCGCATTCGCTGAGCCGCTGACACCTTCGACATCCTTATATTTGACCATTCCGAGCCAACCAAAGGGAAGGTATTCGGCGTCCAAACTACCGGCGTCGAGATCACTGTTGAGTTCAACGCGGATATACTTGGAAACATTAGGCCAGGCGCCTTGAGTGCGGTAACGACGTTCGGCGGCGACCCATGTTTGATACTGTGTACCAATCTTGCGGCCGATATAGTTAAGAGAATTGGGGTTCAAATCACAATTAGTGAATACTTCCAGAATGCGGACCACATTGTCAGAATCGTTAAGATGGCGAATCATAACAGTAAAGCTACCATAGGGGCTACTCTCATTGGTCGAAACTTTGATATCCTGAATGGAAATCTTGAGGTTTCGGTTTGTCCAATCACCATAGTTATTGNTAGTAACAAACTTCATTAGCTTCTGTGCGTTAGCGGCCACGTAGCTANNAGTTNCAGACGATAAATCCTGAGCGATAATCTGCGGCGTCTGGCCTCCCACGGCGGGGGATTGATGATTGCCGCCATGCTCGCTGCCTGACACCAGAGGGATCATGGCAGCAAAACAGTCGGCTGCCGTAATGTTGTCTTCAAGATGCTGATCGAAAGTCTCGCCCAAGAAGTAGTTGACTTGAATCGAGGGATCCGTTGTAGTACCATTGGTTAGCTGCGGGTTAGTATTGAAGACTTTGCGGATATAGTACTCAGAAGTTCGATCAAAGTTGAAGCTAGTTTGGACTTCGAGGCCTCCGGAGCCCGAAATCATTCCCGTAAAACTATAGGATGCCCCGATGGATTCGAAGGCAGTATTGAGACCCATGGAGCCTGAGTTCGGCGCGCTACAGAAGCCATAGACTGTGCCACTCAACATCGCGGTTGATGAGCTGGTGGTGGTGTAGAAAATAGCTGCGAGGACGCCGCTGGCAGTGCCCGGCGTGGTGAGAGATGCAGTGAGCGAGGCGGTGTGTTCAAAGACAAAGAGACCGACGGCGCCGCTGATTCCTGTTGCAGAGTTCCAGCCGGCCAAGCCAGCGCCGGAAGCTGCGGGACTCTCTTCGCCGAGCAATCGGATATAAGTTAGAGGAGAACTGTTGCGGAGGTAAGCCTGTGCAGCATAGGTACCGTACATGGGAGAGACTTGATTGCCTTCTCTCCATACGTCGCCGCCCATTCCGCCAGGAACGGGGGCGCCGAATACATTCACAAATTCCGAAAAGGAATTGACTGTGATGGGGCGCATTGAAGGGCCCTTTTCGGCGCGGCCGATGATGACCGGGCCTTCACCTGCGGGAGAGGCAGGCACTTGGGAGTTGTCAATTTCGTTGACAAAGACTCCGGGGGATACGAATCTGTAATTCTTCACTGACATAAGACTTGGTCTCCTAAACCTGAGATATTCTTATTATAAATAGTACGAGGCCCTCGCAACAGAATACCCCGTTGTTATTATTCTCTATAAAAGGCATCCTTCACTGTGGTGGGGATGTCCCCGAACATTGTTTGCTCTCTAGAAAACTTGAATTCGACAGCATTTTCCCGCTTTACAATTTGGGGTCGTTTTTCGTTCTCACCAGCTCCAATTAGGTATCCTAAAACCTCGATACTTATATTAGTTTCGTAGTTTCGCTCAGCCATACCAAGGTTGCTTTGGTTAGCATTATTCTGGAAGCCGCCGTCAATAAATACTTCATAGTAGTGACCCTCTTTGTGGATACGCTTTGGCATACGCGAATTACCAGATACCGTAACGAAAGGTTGAATCATCTGGTTCATCTGCTGTTGATACTCAGTCCGTAGGGATACATCATATTGAACTTTAACCCAGGTGGGAAGAGGAATTGTCATAGTTTCATACACCACACGCTGAGTCGTCATGTCCCGGTGGCTGCTGTTGTACATCTTGGAGCGAACATTGTTGTCGGGGCCATACCGACGATTGGCGGCCGCATTTTGAAACTCTGCTGTCTTTTTCTGATTAATACGGCGTGCCACCGTAATTGTGCCACCTTTGGAGTCCGGGTACGGATAAAGGTTTGCATAGACGGTACCCTTGAACGTCGGGTCCTTGGTAACGTTAGTTCGAGTAAGAGTCATCAAGGGAAGGATCAAAGTTCCCTCGTCATCACGTAAGTCTTTGTTATTCTTGATCTGAAAAGCACGTTCAGCTGTCACCCACAGGGGCGGAACACGGTTAAAACCCTCGTTTGTGCTTACAAATAAGTCTAAATCATTAGTCAAGAAGTCCATCATTGCGCCGTCGATTGTTTCTAGTGTCGAAGACATAAATTCAATTACTTGCAAGCCGTCCTCAACTTTCTTGTCTCCGACGTGGGAAAACCGCCTTGGGATCTTATCCTGGAGTTCTGCTTGTGTTTTTTTACTTCGCGACATGGAAATTACCTCTTCTCGACTTGATACATTCTGCACTCACCTGGAAAATATGCTCGACTTGTCCAAAGTAATAGCGAGTATTGTTATAGGTACGCGCGATTTCATAAAATTCCTCGCCATATTGCACAAAATCCCCGGGACGGACGAAAAGATCTTGATCTTCCACCAAGCGACGTCGGTGAAAGTTCACAGTTAATTTGGTTTTATACTCATAACCATATTTTTCGTTGCTTTGTTCGTTCTCTACGACGACATAGGCGTAAACTCGCACTGGCGGGAGCATTATCTTGTTGACAGCTTCCCCATATACGTTGTGAAAGTTGGTATCCTCCAGTGATACGGGATAATAGGCAATCGTTTGCCCCAATACCCGTTCGGCAAGCTCATCATTGACCTGCTTAACAAGGTCTCGCTCCTTTTTCCCAAAGAACATGGGAGGCGGGGGTGCTGCCGGCTGGGACCATTTATCTTTGGGATCGGACATGAATCAACTACCCTACAAATATACCCTGAGGTATGTTCTGGAGTACTTTGCTGGTTGAATCTTGGAGGGTAGCGTCCTTTGTGGCCATCTCCACGTACGTCAACTCATCGAGGGTTACCTTAAGCTCCTCTCTAAGCGCATCTTGTTCGGCCTTAGCTTGGCCGAGCAACTCCGCCGCATTGAGGGTGACGCTTTCACCAGGAATGGGAACGGTGGCAAACTTACCCCGTATTTGACCCAACATCTCTTTAGCAAGGGCGAGTGCGAAGCGACGAATCCATTGTTTTCCAATGGCATTGATGTTCTCAAAGGGTATATTAGCAAACGGGAGGGTGTTCATATTATTAACTCCCTTGATACCCGACTTAGGCTCACCGGAGCCCTCTTCCCATGGAGAATATTGGTTTTCAATGCTGAATTGTACCCAAAACTTCTCCGGACTTGTCGAGTTGGGCTGTGGGAATAGTCTTAGATTATTATTCTTGATCTCATACGAATAGTGGGAGACGCGAGTGTAGAGAGCATCTTCATAGGCCATGGCCTGGAGTTTGTTCTGCCACGTGGGAACTATCTCGAAGGTCGAGTCGTCAGCGTACTGTCCGTATGTGCGAAGGTTGCCCACAACTGAGAATCCTCCGTAGTATCCGTAGAAACGCCACATTGCCCGGGGCGTCTTATAGAATACTTTTCTAATTACAATTCGTTTGTCCCTGACCTGGCCGGCATAGGGTAGAGTGCCAGTAAGGGCAGAGGAAGCGGAGAGGATTAGTTGCAGATCATAATCTTGTTTTTGGGGTACCATCTTAAAGGACCCGGAATAGATAGGTAACGTGCCCCCAATACCGGTTTCGGTTGCGGTACGATCCCAGACTCGGCGAGGGAAGCCATAATCAAATCGGGGGTAAGCGAGTGATGCGCTAGCGCCGGAGAGTTCGTTGGTGATGGCGCCGTCCTGATCGAAGGTACCCGTGGGGGCTCCGAGGAGATCCGAAAGCGCATTCTTGCTCTGGTGGATGTTTAGAATATATGAATATTCAAGGACAGCCTCTTCGTACGCTGCATATACATTCCCCGGGGCCAATTCAATATCGAGGACGTCCCCTCCTAGCTTCTTATAGGTAAAGGCCACCTGGTCCGACGCGCCGGAGAGGAAGGCGGGGGATGCTGCGTAAATTCCAAATGGCAAAGTGGTAGTTACACTGGCGGCCGTCCCAGTTACAGGGAGTACATTAGCATTACTCGTTGATTTGGGATATAGTTTAGGGATGGCCATGCTTTTACCTCGCGTACAGTCTAGTACTAAATAGAAAGCCCCGCCTCAAAAGAGACGGGGCTTTCACTATTTTGACCTACGTCAGTTATGCTTAGCCAACAAGGCCGCGGACAATAACGAGTCCGTACATATCAGGACGCACCATCTTCTTGGCGTATCGAGTCATCACGCCCTTGCGAGGCACGAAGTCTTCGACACCGAAGATCGTAGGTGTGGTCTGCAGCGGCACATAAGGTGCATACACATAACCACTCTCAAGGAAGCTACTTCCACGACGGCCTACGAGGAGGACGTTACGGGGGAAGTATGGATCGACAAAGATGTCGAACTTCTTCGAAAGGGAACCAACCTTGACAGCACCCGCGTCACCGCGGTCACTATCGGCAGTCACGTTGGCACGGAAGCCAGCAGTGAACTCAAGGACGTTGGCAACTTCGGGTCCGCAGACGACGAAGTTGGCAGCACCACGGAGAGTCTTGCGGTGAATGGCAGCCGAAACTTCGTTGATTGTCTCAACGAGGGTCTCATACCACTCACTCACGTTACCCGTGAAGTCAGCAACGCCGGAGGCCAAAGGCACACCAGTGTCACGGTTCACGAACTGACCGGGGTTACGGCTCCAGTACATCACACCAGCGCGGGCACCGACGCGGAGGTCCTCAAGGATCTCCTGATCGATTTCCAGAGCGATCTGCTCAGAAAGAATCTGAGTCAGCTCGACTTCGGCGTCAAGGTTGTGGTAGGCGTTAAGATCTTGTCCTAACTCCGGGGTCCACTTGGCCTTCAGCTTCTTGGTGATAGCTGTGACAGACACGGAATCGACCTTGATGTCGATCTCGGGAATGTCAGCACTACCTTCCAGTCCCCAGACGACCTGGGGAACGACCGCTCCTACAGGACCAGCACCAGCAAAGTCGTCGGTGATGCTGAAGTAGAAGCCGTTACGGCCTGTACCAGCACCAGCGACGGTCGGGACGAGCGACGACGAAAGGTTGGATGCCGATCGGCCGCCAGTGTAATCCACGAGAGTGACCAACAACGTGGTGTTAGGCGCATTCGGGTCGCGACGGGTAAGGCTGCGGCGTATTGTAGCAGAAGGGGCACCAGTAATAGCACCTGTCGGCTGCAGCGTAATCAAATCGTCCAGATTAAGCTGTGCGTTCGTGAGCTGAGCCAAAGGCAGGGTAGCAACAGCGAACGTGGTACCACTCGGAAGATCAGCATCAAACTGAAGAATATTCTGCTCCTCGCGGCCGGCCGGTACTGCACCCTGGAAGTTCAGAATGCTGGATGTCGAAACCGTACCAGAACACACAATCGTCATACCGGTGCACAAAAGCGACGCCGTTGGAGACGAATAGCCGTTGTTCAAGGCATACGGCCCCTGTTCAGAGAACGCTCCTGTCAGGTTAACACCACCAGTGATCTGGGCACCAACCGCGTTACCTCCGTAGATGGAAGAACTGACAGGGTAGCCATCATCAAACACTCCACGGACGCGACCCCCGATCTGACCAGAGATGGTAAAATCGAGGAAGAAGATGAGGCCTGAGGGCAGGCTCATCGGCTGAACGCTAACGAGATCGTTGGCGATCAGATTGCCGAAAACTCGGCGAACGAGGGGGAATGCAACAGCTGCAAAGCCCTCAACGTCTCCAGCACTCATGCTGGAAGACTCACGTAACAGCTCTTTCGCTTGGTTCTCAAGCAAACGAGCCATACTATTCCGCTTGGAATCGTCACCAATACCCTCAAGCAGTCCGGTGTTTTCCCATTTTGCAACGAGAGCACTACCTTCTGCCGAGAGATCGCGGTTAACGATACCTTCGGTTAATTTCTGTACAATAGACATTTTATAACCTCCTATATATGTTGTTGAATGTCATTTATTCAAACCTGCTAAACGCAGCATTCGATCCAGTTTTGGATCGACTGTTGCCTCGTTGTTTTTCTTAGAATTGAGTAAAAGCGAGGTTGGTCTCTGAACCGCTTCACGGAGTGTTTGTGGTCGTGTTCTCTGATCAAGAGTGGACCCCACTGCGTTTTGAATTGTTTCATAGATCATGCTCGCTTCTTCAACAGAATTGGCAGATTGAACAGCTTCGGCAATTTGTGTTTTTTGCCGCTCATTCAAGGAGGCGCTATTCAAAGCCTTGTTTTGATAAACAAGCTTGGCGTTTTCCAAGTTCAGCTTACTAAGCTGATTCTTGGATTCAGTCAAAAGAGCGCGTAGCTCTTTTGTTGATTCTTTAAGGTGAGTAATCTTGGCCTCATAAAGGGCCGGTTTGACAACGTCGGGCGCGGTGTCTGCTTCATCTTCCTCTTCCTCGTCTTCGGAGTGGGCTTCTGCAGCGGCGCGCATTGCATCATTGTTGGCTTGCTCGACAGGGTTATCGGCCGAGTTCTCGGAGGCCCATCCCTGGGGCTGGGGCTCACCCTCATAGGTAACTTTCTCGGACACTAACTCTTCGATAAGATCGGCGATCATAGTTTCGGTAAGATCGAGGTCTTCGTCTTCCTCGAGGTTGACACGCGCAGAGGCGCCGGCGAGGTTAGCCTCGTCTTCTCTCGAATCATTGTCGAGCATGGTGTTCGTTATCTCTTCGGCTATTTCCAAGGAGTCATTGAGGTCAGCTTCAGAGCTTGCCATCCCTGCGGCCTCTTCTTCTGCGATTCGGGTTTTGATTTCATTAAAATCGATTTCGACCAGTTCTTCGTCGCCGGGCTGGCCGATCACTTCGTTCTGGAATGCATATGGTAAACCTTCCATAAAAGCGATTGACGCTTCAGGTGAGTCTGGTGAGCCTTCGTCTTCGTCGAGGCCGAGAGGATCCATGTCCTCTTGTTCTAGCAAAGAGTCAAGGGCGCCTCGGACTTCGGACGAATAACGCTCTAATACGGCCGCCTCTGCATTTTTGAGGGCTGCCTCTTTGAGGGCTTTAGCGTCTACAATAGCTTCTTCTAATAGTGAAGACATAGAATTAACTCCAGTTCTGATGACTTATCAGAAATAAATAGTTCGTAAGAGTGGGAAATGACTAATAGTTGTGATTTAGGATCTTTTGAAGCTAACCGGCTCCACCATTCTGCCCA